CGTCCGCCCGTCTGCTCAGGCCTTACAGGACTTACGGATTGTAGGGATGGGAGACGTGTGGCGCATAGGGGACTTCGACGAGAGGGTGACGGTCATGAGGCCGTCGCTCACCCTCGGCGACCAGGGCCAGAAACGGAAGGCGTGGGAGATCCACTCCACCGTGTGGGCGAAGGTCATCCGCAGGGTGTCCGAGATGATCGACAACGGCAACCTCGAGGACGGGAACTCCCTGGAGATCCACATCTACAAGATCCCCGGACTCGACACCCGCTGGCGTGTCGTCGTGGACGGCAAGCCCTACGAGGTGAGGTCGGTCGACATGATCGGCAGGCTCTCGCCCGTGTGCGTCCTCTCTCTCTTCGCCATAGACGGATAGGACATGGCAGTAGAGATTGAGGGTGTGAGTGAGCTTCTCCGCAAGTTCGACAACGCTCCGGATCAGATGATCAAGGACGTCAAGAAAGCCTTGCGTAAGGCGTCAGCGGTGGAGACGAGAAACATGCGCCGCTCCTTGCCTGAGAGTGCGAGACATCTCGTCAAGGCGAAGGTGAAAGGCCGTAAGTCAGGCGACATCAGCGCGGTCTTCGGTCTTTACGGAAAGGTGGGAGATCCGGACATGGCTTGGTTCCACTGGTACTGGGAAAACTACGGTACCCTCCAGGGCAGGGACCCGGCGCACCGTTTCGAGTTCGCCATCAAGGGCGGGCAGGCGGCGGCCAACAGGAGGAACAAGGTGGGCCAGCCTCACCGCAACTTCTACGAGTCGATAGTGAACGGGTTCCAGTCACGGTTCCTCGCGAACTTCAAGAGCGCCCTCAAAGATTTGGGTTACGACATTTGACGATATGGAAGACAGCATAGGAAAGGCATTGACGGCGACGGTTGGGGACATCACCCCGGTCTACCTCTACGAGGCGGAGACGGAGGAGTACCCCTACGCCGTGTACTTCTATAGCCCGGAGTTCTTCAGCACGAAGGACGGGGTCTACAAGATAGCCGCCGACGTCACGCTCCAGGTCTACTCCGGGGACTTTGACGAGGCGTATGCCCTGGCGGGGGAGATCCGCGAGGCCATCCTTTCCGGGATGAACGGCAACGCCTTCATGTCAAGGGTCAGCACCGTGTCGAAGGAGTGCGTCGAGGGCATTTGGAACATTGAGACAGTTTACAAGATAACACAGATAGACACATGGCAGCAGAATTAGGATACAACATCGCCTTCAAGGTCAACAACAAGACCTTCGCGGGCAGGACTCAGGATGATCTGACGATCACCCCGACCATCAAGGAGAGCATCACCAAGGATGACGCCGGTCAGAAGAACAGCGCCGTGACAGGGAAGGAGGTCACCTTCTCCTGCCAGGGTCTGGTCGTCCTCACCGACGCCGCCACCACGAAGCTGGTGCGTGACGACATCGTCGAGCTCGCCCTGGCGACAGGGGCCTCGGCCATCATTCCCTTCAAGTACCAGGCCTCCAGCGGCAAGATCTTGAGCGGCAACGCCATCATCACCGGCTACTCCGAGTCCTCCAACTCCGAGGATGAGGCCACCTACTCGGTGGATCTGAAGTCCACGGGAGCCATCACCTTCGCCACAACGTAATAGTCATGGCTAAGGTGATCATAGGAGGGGTGGAGTACCCCGTGTCGGTGACCTTCGGCGCCATAGCGTCCTACCTCGACAGCGTCGGGGAGGACTCCGCCGAGGGGCTCGCCGCCTTCTACCAGCTCCCGCCCTCCAGGTACCCGGCCTTCATAGTGGCCTGCGTCAACGAGGGCCTGAGGGCCGAGGGAAGGGATGAGAGGATCACGGTGGGGGAGGTGAGCGCCTGCTCCATCATGGAGGTCGGCAACGCCGCCGCCATCCTCTTCAGGGAGATGATCCCGGCGACGACCGAGGACAAAAAAAAAGACTGAGTGACTCCGGGGAATCCCCCATGTCCTTCGGTGACGTCAGGGGGATAGCCCTCGGGGTTTTGGGAATGACCCTACCCGACTTCTACGCCATGCCGGTCGGGGTTTTCTGGGAGGCGCTGGGAGCGCACTACAAGGAGGTGGAGGCTGAGAGAAGGCATGTTGGCGAGCTGGTCAGGGGAGCCGCTTTGAGGCTCTTCAATATCAATTTAAAGAGGACTGACCAGATAAGAGACCCGAGGAAGTTCTGGGCGATGCCCTGGGACGATCCCTCGGAGGAGGATGAACAAGTGGAGGCTCTGGAGAAGATGACCGACGAGCAAAGGGCGGCATCCGCCCGGAGCCTTCTTCAAAAGATAGGATGGTAAGATGGCAGCTGACAATCTGAAGACACGGGTAACCGCCGACACCTCTGATTTCAAGAAGGGGATGCGGGAGGCGTCAACCGCCCTCAAGAGCTTCGAGAAGCAGGGGAAGGGTGCGGTCAACGGTCTCGCCCAATCCCTCGGGGGACTGGACGGTGTCCTGGGCTCCCTGTCCGGGAATATCACCAACGCCACCAATCTCTTCAGGGGATTGTTCCGTCAGAGCGAGGCCGGGCTCACCTCCATGCGGTCCTCGATAGCCGCTGTCGGTGGCGCCCTCGCCGGTCTCGGCATCACAGCCGTGATCACGGCCTTCCAGGAACTGAACCGTGAGGCCCAGAACTTCGAGCAGAGGCTCCAGGGCGTGAACCTCGCCGCCTCGGCGAAGGCGTACAGGGAGACTTACCGTCAGGCTCTCGACGACATGACGGGAGGAGGTGAGCGTACCGCCACATGGTGGGAGGGACTGAAGGATAACTTCGCCAGGGACTGGGCCAACATCACCCACCCGTTTACCTCCGATCAGGAAAAGGCGATAGCGCATAATCTGGCGGTGGATTCCGCCAACCTCGCCAGCGAGCGTGTGGATCTCCAGAGGGAGATGGACGCCTTCGTGGTCACCGAGGCACAGTACCGGAAGGACATCAACGACCAGCTGCTCATAGCCAAAGACCGCTCAAAGAGCAAGGCCGAGAGGGACGCCGCGCAGGCCGAGGCCGTGCGGCTGACCAATAAGCTGTATGACGACCAGATCGAGCTGTCCGGACGTGTCCTGGCGAACCAGGAGGCGCAGGACGCCTTGACCTCAAACACTGACGCTGAGACCAGGGAGACATATCAGGCGCAGGCCAACATGTTGCGTCTGGAGGCTCAGAGGACGCAGGAACTGACCACCCTGAACAAGCTGGAGAACACCATCGCGGGATCTAAGACGTCGCAGGCCTCATCCGCCAAGGAGACCCAGCAGGCGACCGAACTTACCCTTGCCGCCGCCACCGAGTTGGTGGAGAAGGAGAGGGCCCTCAAGGCCATACAGGATCAGAACAACGCCATGAAGGCCGCAGCCCGCTTCCGCTTGGACGGGGCGCTGCCTGCCGTAGAGGGCAACCTCCAGGCGTCGGCCAACGCCCTGACGGTGCCAGCCCTCATCAAGCCGGTGGTGGACACCGAGCAGGCGCAACAGGCGGTCATCGAGCTGACAAGCATCGTCGAGTCAGGCGTGGTCGGCATGTCCGAGGCCCTCGGGGATCTCATCGGCAACCTCATCAACGGCGAGGCCGCATGGAGCAATTTCGCCCAGGCTGGCATCAGCGTGGTGGCCGACATGCTCTCGACTGTCGGTAAGGCGTTCATCACCGAGGGAATCGGAGTGGAGGCGGCCAAGCTCGCCCTCAAGTCGGGCAACGGTATAGCCGCCATCGCCGCCGGCTCGGCCATGGTCGCCCTGGCCGCCGCCATGAAGACGACGATGAGCAACGCCGCCGCCAACTGGAGCGGCGGAGGAGGAGCCGCCGTGGCTTCCTCATCATATAGCTCCGGATCGCTCTCCGCCGGATCGGTGGCGCAGACCGTCAACGTCAGGGTGACGGGCACGCTGACTGGGGAGGGAAGCAAGCTCAAGGCGGTGCTCAACAACGAGGACACGAGACTGGCTACAACGACATAATGAGAAAGTGACATGGCATACAGGACAAGATACGCTTTCAACTTCGACACCCCGGAGGGAAGGGAGGTCGAGATCATCATAGCCGAGGACGGCTACACGGGTGACGCCCTCATCCGTCCGGTGGGAGGCCACCCGACGCTCCGCATGGATAACGGTGGCGAGATCCTCGGCACGTCCCTCGAGATACCCGCCGAGTGCCAGGTGGCGGACGAGTTCGCCGACCTCTACACCTCAGACCCGACCCGGTTCAAGGTGTCGCTCTACATCAACTCCGTGACCGTATGGCAGGGGTTCATCACCCCGGAGCTCTACTCGGCGCCGTGGGTCGACCCGCCGCATGACGTGGCCGTCACAGCCACCGACGGACTGGGAGAGCTCAAGCGCTCGACCTTCACCGCCGCCGGCGTCCTTTCCCTGGAGTCCCACCTGTCGAGGCTTCTCGCCATGACGGGGCTCTCGCTCCCGCTGTCTTACATCAACCTCATGGAGAGCGACTGGGTGCAATCCCAATACTTCTGGGCAGACACGAGGCTGTCGCTCGACCACATGGCCGGCGAGAGCTGCTATGACGTGCTCCAGGCTCTTCTCCGATCCTTCCACGCCACCCTCCGCCAGGCGAGGGGGAGGTGGGTCGTGATCAGGGAGACGGACTGCCCCGGCTCCAAGACGGGCACCAACGTGCTGGACATCTACGGCAACGCTTACCCGATCGTGCCCTTCGGCTCCGCCAGATCCTTCGTGAACTGGCCCGTCGGGAGCCTGTCGTCAGAGATCCAACCGGCGAGGAACGGCCTCAAGGTCGTGTCTGACTCGGCATCCGGAGGCGGCCTGCTGGCTGACTCCGACATGACCACCGACTCATGGTCTGGCACGGCCACGCACAACGCCGGGAAGAAGCGCTACGAGATAGCGGTCGGGCAGTACATCTCCGAGGACGCCGACCTGCCGGAAATGATAAGCGGATCGACACCTCCGGATCTCCGGCTGATTGTCACCGCCCGCCAACCCGACACGGCCACCAAGCACAACATGAAGATCCAGGTCTCCGCCTACGGAAAGAGGCAGGGGGCATCGACATACACCACCCAATACCTCGCCGACGACTCGGTGAGCGATCCCGGAGCCCTTTACTGGTCAGACACGGCCAAGTACCTGACGAGGGAGCTGCCGGCGGTCAGTTACGCAGGGGATGACGACACCAAGAACACCGAGGTGGTGATACCCTTCGCGCGCCTCATGGGGGTCTACCTCGACGAGCCGGTCACCCTGACCGTCCGCATAGAGGCTGATGACGCCACCGTCCAGGTCTACGGATGCTCCCTCGAGAGCGTCCCGCCATACGCCGGGGTGGAGACCAACCTCGTGATAAGCAACAACGCCAGGGGCGCGGCGCCCGATCAGGACTGCGCCTTCGCCGACACCTTCGGCTACTACATAGGGGGAGAGTGGAACGGAAACTGCCTCTACGGCTACCACTCCGGCCTCCATCCCGTGGAGACGCTGTCGAGCCCGTCCGTGCAGGCGGCCCGCAGCGGCGTCTTCCTCGCCGAGGACTACGGCCTGTCCGTGGCCGTCCCGAGGCTCCGCCTGAAGGGTCTGATCCACCTCGACTACGGCACGTCCGTCCCGCTCTTCCTGAGCAACGGGGGACTGGATTACATCACCGAGGAGTGGTCTTACGACATCTACGAGGATGAGATCGACATCAGCATGATCTCCCTCCCGGCGGTGGAGATGACCGTGGAGTCCGTCGAGCAGTCCAGGTACTACCAGCCGTCCGGATCGTCATCCGGTTCCGGTGGCTCCGGCGGTGGAGGCGGTGGCGGAGGAGCCACCACCCTGGGAGGTCTCACGGATGTCGACCTCTCCACCACGCCGCCCATGAGCGGGCAGACGATAGTCTACAACGGGAGCACCGGGCTATGGGTTCCGGGCAACGCCGCCGGGGGGTCGAGGAACGTGTTCTACGGCACCTGCCCGACAGCCGCCGGCACCGCCGTCAAGGTGGTGACCGCATCCGGGTTCGCCGCCGCCAACCTCACCGAGGGGACGGTCATCTACATCCTGTTCACCAACTCCAACTCCAACACGGTCTCGCCATGCTCCCTTGACATCAACGGCACCGGTCAGAAGACCGTAACCCACGGCCAGAGCGTGTCCTACATGTGGGGCAACAACAGCCTCGCCGCCTTCGTGTTCGAGAACAACGGCTGGCGGCTTTACGGCAACCTCGCCTACACGAACAGGTACGGGGCGGTGATGCTCGTGAACACGCCCGCCAACCTCGCCACGACCTTCAAGACATACACGAGCAGGTACTCCATCACCCCGAAGCTCGCCTACGATCTTTATATCAAGACGCTCTCCGCTCCGAGGGTGAAGATACACAGGGGCTATGACGCCCGCCAGCAGGCTAACGAGTACATCGTCACCAGCCATCCCATGAACGACTACGACAACGGCATGACCGGCTGCTTCGTCCTGATGATGTACTCCAAGCGCAGGAGGAGAAGGGTGACCGCCAAGGGGGCGAACCCCCTGAAGGCCAAGATCAAGGAGGGATGGGGAGAGGCCAGGGGCGCCCTGGCCACCAACACCGCCGTGACGTGGACGGCCTCGATGGCGACACTCGACTGGCTGAGGGGCCAGATCATACAGCGGTACGTCAACGAGAGGGACGGGGGCTCTGTCTCCACGCTCGCCGCCTTCAGGACGGCTGACGACCCGATATTCGGAACCAAGACCGGAGCGGCAGGGGAGCCCACGCGGTACAGGTCGAAGAGGTCACGGCTGTTTGGAGTGGCTTGGAGGATCGAGAACCCGGCCTACGTCGCGCCCCAGGGTGAGAGGGAAACGACCCACGTCGACGCCTCCGGCAACCCGAGGTACTTATACTCGGAGGTAGCGCCGTTGAGGGTGTGGATCAACCATGACAATGACCTGTATAACCTGATGGGGTTCCAGGTGGCCCCATACAAGGACGGGAGGAGATAAAAAAAAGCACCCGCCTCCCAAAGGAAGTCGGGGCTACGCACTTGCCTCCGAAGGAAGTCAAGGCTACGCACCTGCCTCCGAAGGAAGTCAGGGCACAACAAAGATACGGAATTTATTTGAAACGACATAATTATGGCAGATAAAATCTACTTGTTGCGGGGCAACGACACGCCGATGGCGGTCTGCCTGCGGTATAGCGAGGGGGGCGGAGAGCCCGTCCCCTACGACCTCTCGGACGCCGAGAGGGTGAGGCTGGCGCTGGTCGGCCATGGCATGCACATCTTCGCCAAGGACACGGAGGTGTCCGGCACGGACCACAACATCGTGTCGGGGGTCATCCCCGGACGCTCCCTCCTTCCCGGCGACTACGACCTGGAGGTGACGTTCAACCTTGACGGGAGGGACAAGCGCTTCGCCATCAAGGACATGTTCGTGGCGGTGGACTTCCTCGCCGAGGACGCCGACAATGAGGCCGAGGGTGAGGGTGACGGCATCGAGCTGACCGTGACCGTCCAGCCGGAGGTCATCGAGATAGCCGGTCCGACGGGTCCGCAGGGGCCGCAAGGACCGCAGGGCGAGACCGGCCCGAAGGGTGACAAGGGAGACAAGGGAGACAAGGGAGACAAAGGCGACAAAGGTGACAAGGGTGACACCGGAGCGACAGGAGCCACCGGAGAACAAGGCCCGAAGGGCGATAAAGGGGACAAGGGCGACAAGGGAGACACCGGGGCTACCGGAGCCACCGGGCCACAGGGACCGCAGGGAATACAGGGAGAGCAAGGCGTACAGGGCGAGACAGGCCCCGCGGGGGTCACTTCGGCCACCGTCAGCGTGGACGGGACGACAGGCACTCCCAGCGCCACGGCCACCGTCAATGACGGAGTGCTGGCGATAGCTTTCTCCGGGTTGAAGGGAGCGACGGGAGCGACGGGGGCCACAGGCCCCCAAGGCCCTCAAGGCCCGCAGGGCAACACGGGCTCATCCGTGGACTATCCTTATGAGCTTGTGAACAACCTGACGACGGACGACGCCACGAAGGGGCTGACGGCGGCAATGGGTGCGGCGCTGGAAACGAACAAGGTCGACAAGGTGAACGGGAAGGGACTCGCCGCCATATCAGCGGACGCATACGCAGACCTTATAATCGCAGACGAGAACGATAACTCGCTTGTGAGAATCGCCGACGGGCATATCAAGACGAAAAACTTCGATTCCTCGCTTCTACCCTCAAGCGAGAGACTTGCCGTCGGGGATTATTTCCCCTCATACTCGAAGGTCATCGAGGTCGCTTTCAACGACTCAATATCAGATGCCGACAAGGCGCTATTCTCCGGGTTGACAAGCGGGACGTTAAGCTCTGACGGGTTGACGCTTCCGACAACGACCCCGGTATGCTACAAGAAGCTGGTCGTGTTCGATGAAGAGAGGATGCAGCTGCGTGTCAACGCTTCCGCTACCGATAAAATTCTATTTTACTCGGCATACAACAATGCCGGAACACTCACCACTACACAAGCATGCAGTCATATACTTTTCGACTTCACGACCGGGAGAATTTCCATTTACCAAGCCGAGTCGGTGAACACCACGACGGGCGAGGGGACGGAGCTTATCGGCACCGATTTCACCGTCAGCGGGAGTGAGTATATAATCGAGATAGGGAGAGAGAGAAGGCAGGTGTACGCCTCCGTCTATAACATCTCCACGGCTGATTCCGTGAAGATTCTCGCCGACGAGTCGCAGTTCACGTCGGTCAATGTCGGTCTACGCCCCGCCGGATGGCTTTACGATTATCCCGCATTTATGACACTCGCCGGGACACCTGTCTACAAGGGATTGTCCATATCCACGAGGGGGGACCTCTTCATGCTTTTCCAAGGTGACTCGTTCACGCAGGGGTACAATGTACTCCAGAAGGATAATTGGGCATATATGGCGGCGAGGTATTTCGGGAAGTCTATGACCGCCGGATTTTCGGGTGCGCTGCTCTCTCATATCATTTCCCAATACCATGACTCCATCAAGGGGAAAATCGACACGAAAATAATGGTTATTTCCATCGGCATCAATGATATGCTTCACGGAGTGACCACCGACTCGGCGATAGCCACATGGGCCAACACGCTCAAGGACTACATTGATGAGCTGGTGGCGGATGGCATCATCCCGATCGTGAACAGGATATGGCCGGAGGGTTCATCTAACGCCACCTACGCGGCGGCGGGGAAAAAAATGAACGACCACATCCGGGCATGGGGTTACGACGGCGCTGATTTCGGCAATGTCACAGGCTACAACACGGCTCTCCCGTATTACACGAACACGCACCTGTCGGTGGCGGGGAATCTCGACACTTACAAGCGATTCATCAACGAACTATCCAAATATAAGAATTGACAATGGGCAAGAAATTGATCATACTTGGCGCTGATTTCTCGGCAGATTCCATCACCGAGGAAATCTGGTATCAAACGGAGAATACGGTCTGGACGGGCAATCTTGGCAACGGTGGGACCGCTAACCGCTTCTCCTATGCCGGGGCTATGCTTAAAAGCGAGACGCTTGGCAAACCTATCAACTTGGTCAGAATGGACTTCAACAAGACCAAAGTGACCAACGGCAATGTGTTCACCCTCGGCGTGGTAACGCTGAACGGGAATATCAACGATGTCGAGCCGCTTATCTCCTTCAGCCTGACCACGGAGGATAAGGCCGCAGGCTATGTGACAGTCAAACTGCCAAGCCCTGTGATAATCACAAGCCAAGACCAGACAATCGCAGTCGGGTTGGACGGCAAGAATTATATGCCTATAAGTTATACCGAGGTCTCCGAGCCGGAATCACTTCGGGGTACGTCTTGGGGGACAAGCGGCGTAGTTATGCAAGCGACCTATCGGATAGCGATGAGTTTCGGGTTCACGGAGTAATCATCTAACAATATAAAGTCATGACAAAGAACATTTTATTCCTCATCATCACCGTAATCCTTGCGGTCTTGACCCTCGGCGGGCTGGGTAACGCCGCCATGCAAGAGCCGTTCTACTGGGTGCCGTTTATCCTCGACATCCCGTTCTTCGCTTACATCGGAGTCAAACTATGGAGGGCCGAGAACCCGAAGGAGGGCAAGTGATATGGACTTCGGTGAGATTATGACATACATCGGCACCGCCCTCGGAGGGGGCGGGATAGCCAGCGTCTTGAATTGGCGGTGGAACAAGCGCAAGGCCGCCGCCGAGACCAAACAGGATGAGGTCGAGGTTGTGAGGAAGATCATTGACGAGATTCTGCAACCGACCATCGAGAGGCAGAAGCAGGAGCTTGCGGAAATGAACGCCAAGTATGACTCCCTCCAGAAGAAATACGACCTCTTGCAAGAAAATTACGACGCAATGAATAAGAAGGTCAAGGACTGCGCCGACTCCCGTGACGAGTGCCACAAGATGCTGGCCACTCTCAAGGACGAGATTGCGAGGCTCCAGAGGTCGAGGGACAACCGTGGGCGCTACGCCAAGGAGTTCCGGCCCGTGACGAAGGAGGTGAAGAAAGATGAGGTTGACGCTTAAACGCCTCTGGAAGAAGGACACCTATACCGTCGGCAACCTTTATGTCGACGGCATCTGGGTCTGCAACACTATGGAGGACAAGGACAGGGGGCTGAAGAAGACATGGCCTCTGAGCCAGATCAAGAAGGTGAAAGTCCCCAACGAGACCGCCATTCCTCTCGGCACCTACCCGGTGACGATGCGGGTCAAGTCCCCCAAGTTCTCCCAGTGGAACTACAAGAAGTCCTACGGCTTCACGGACGGCTACATCCCCAGGCTCCTGGGCGTGCCCGGCTTCGATGGCATCCTCATCCACATCGGGAACTACGCCAACCCGGACAGCTCCGGCTGCATCCTCGTGGGGATCAATGACCGCAAGGGGATGGTCACGAAGTCCACGGAGACCTTCAGGAAACTCTGGTACATGCTGAAGGAGGCCGACGACAGGGGCGAGAACATCTCCATCTCGATAGAATAGCGTCGGGGCTGGACGGCGTTCTTTTCTTCATGCTTGAATAGTTATAAGTTGTTTCTTTTCCCGCAGTGATGCGATTGTGTGTTTTTGAGTGTTTAGTTATGTGGTAGCCCCGTCCCCAGCCGGGCGGGGTTTTATAAAGAAAGTTCATTGAAATTTGGGGCAAAAAGAAGGCGGCATCCACGGGAAGGACACCGCCTCGCTCTCAAGGCTTACTTACGCCTTCTGGGGCGGAACCGAAGGACCTTGGCATGCTTGGGATAGATGCGAACACCATTCCTCGTCACATACGGTCGGTAAACGTAACCGCCGAGAGAGCTTTTTGCTAATACAGTTCTCATAGTACTTGGGGTTGTGGTATCGGGCCAATACCGGTTGATAATCTGCCTTGTTGCCCAAGCAAGACAAATCCCCCGATAGGCGGTACCGGGGGATTACTCTCAATGGAGAGGCGAGGGAAACCCCGCTACCAGAGAATGTATTAGCGCCTCAAATGTAGGCAAAAGAATTGATTTCGCAAACAAAATCATGGAAAACCCATGGATAATTGTGGATTTATGGACGAGTTGAAACAGTTGATAAAGTCTTTTCTCGGCATCCTGCTCATCGTGGCGGTGTCGTTCCTCATCGGGTGCAGGTATGGCCACAGGAAGGCGGGAATCGACCCAGAATCGCATGTCATCCGTGACACGGTACAATTTACCATCCACGACACGATAACGCGGGAGAAGCCCGTTTTCCGCTATTCGTACATCCACGACACGGTGCGGACTCACTTCACCACGATAGAGCATGACACGGTGACCGTCGACGTGCCCATTGAGCATAGGGTGTACCAGGAGGATAGCCTTTATCGCTGTGAAATCTCAGGGTATATGCCGAATCTTGAATCGCTCACCATATACCCGACCATCACCACGATAACGATCAGGGAGAAGGTCAAGACGCCGGCTTCCAAGCTGTCCCTCGGGATCACCGCCGGGCCGTCGGCTCTGGTCACGCCGAGCGGCAAGATGTATGGCGGCGTCGGGGCGACAGTGGGAATACAATACAGGTTCTAACGGGTCGCCGCCTCCCGTAACTGGCGGCACTTTCTCATATCTCAATTTTGTTCATAGGGAGTCCTCCCTCGTCGTGAGATGCGGGAGGGCTGTCTTTTTTGCTATATTCGCGGATATGGAAGAGAGAATACCCATCACCTGCCGGGTGTCGATAGACACGGCCCTCGCCATCCTGGAGCTCGCCCACGGGAGCTTCAACGACTCGATCGGGGAGGCCATCGGCTTCCTTGTCAGAGAGCACCGCTCACATAGTCAATCACCCTCCGGTTCGCCTCGTCAACCCTCGACTGGTCGGGCTTGATGTAGATCATGGTCACGGAGTGGGAGCGGTCGGAGTGCCCGAACGCCTGGGCGATCGTGTCCACCGGCACGCCGGCCTCGTAGGCTATCGTCGCCCATGTGTGCCTGGACCAGTACGTCGAGAGGAACGGGAACGGCCCATCCCCGACGACCTTGCCTCTCTTGCCGGTGACCTGCCCCAGGGCCTTCAGCCTCTTGTTCAGCTGCGTCCTCCAGCTCAGGAAGTCGCCGTGGTGGTCGAGCGCCTCCAGGAGGTGATCCTTCCCCCGGTAGCGGTCTATGATCTCCATCGCCTCCGGCTCCACCTTGACGGAGTACATCTTCCCGGTCTTTTCCCTCCGGTACTCCAGGCGGTCTCCCCGGAGATCCCCCGGAAGGGCGTGGAAGAGGTCGGTGGTGTTGATGCCTATGAGGTAGAACATGAGCATGAAGTAATCACGGTAGCGCCGCTGGTCGTCCGGCAGATCCATGTCCCTCAGGGCCCTGAGCTGGCCGAGCGTCAGCGCCCTCTTGGCGGTCGCCTCCTGCCGGATCTTGAAGGCCCTGAAGGGGTAGTGGGTCGTCACTCCCTCGGACAGGGCGTCATTGAACACCGTCCGGATGTTCCTCAGATGTATCGACACGGTGTTCACGGCCATCGTCCGGCGGCAGAACCGCTCGAGGCGGTCGAGCCACCTCTTGTCCACGTCCTCCAGTTTGAGCGTGTCGGCGTTCCTGTCGAAGCGTCTGATCACCTCGAGGGTGCGCCTGTACACCTCCCTCGTCCCCGGCTTGTCCCTTCCGGCCATGTACGCCTCCATCCTGGCGGTGAGGAGCGAGCGTGGGTCTGAGCGCCTGTCCCTGCCGAGGATCTCCACCCTCACGATGTTCGCCAGTTCCGGGGCGCCCAGCCTGCCGAGGTCACCGGACGCCCGGAGCCTCGACAGCAGCGCCGAGGCGGCGGTCTCCAGATCCTCGATGCGGAACCGTGTCCGCTGGTCAGATCCCGTGTACCTCCCGTCCCACTCGCCGGGCGCCACCCTCAGCCCTGTCGAGACGTAGGATGTGCCGGTCCTGGTCGCCACCCTCAGGAGGAGAGGCTCCATCCCGTCGGAGGTGGTCTTGTTCTTCGTCACTATCTTGATTGTCGCCATGATGTTCTTGTTCGCTTGGGTCAAGGTAAAGGTCAAGGTAAAATGTCCCCAAATGTCCCCAAATGTCCCCAAAATTGTGTTAAAAATGTAGTGTGTTATGTGTCCGGATGAAAATGAAAATCGCCCGCAAATCCCTCTCAGGGGCCTCTGCAAGCGATTTTCTGATGTTGCGGTGCGGAAGGGGCTCGAACCCTCGACCTCCGGCGTGACAGGCACGCCTACCCGCATGTAATGCGCTGATTATCAGTCTGTCGCTTGGCCTTGGTTTTTCGGGTCAAGGTGAGGGGCAAGGCTACATGTCGAAGTCGCCTGTCGGAGCCTTCCACCCGAAGCGCTCGCAGACGGCGAGGATGTAAGCCACCGAGTCCTCCCCGATCTTCTCCTGGTCACAGTCCGGATGGTAGATCCTGGCACGGCCCCTGAGCGTGTCACCCTCCATGAAGATGTAGCCGACGCAGTGGGCCGTCTTGCGTCCGCACCACTTCCTGTAATCGTCAAGGACGGCTGAGGGTATGTACCCGATGATCTTCTTCGTCTTGGCGTTCCCGAAGGCCATCGCCTTCTTATCTACCGGGTTGTCCTTCTCATTGAACACCGGCCCGCCGAACACTCCCACGTCCCTGACGGTGCAGTGGTGACCGAGCCCGGCTATATAGGCGTCCCACAGCATGTCGCTATGGGAGTCCATCACCTTCGTCTCCACGGGGTCGTCGGCCTCAGGCACCCAGAGGGTGACCGGCTCGGGTTTCTCCCTCTTGGTGGACAGCACCCCGTAGAGGGCGGCTATGGCGACGAGCGCCACGACTATGATCCAGATCGTACTCATATCACTTTATTCGTATTGGTTGGCTGAATTCCCTGATGACGCATCCCAGCACGAGGTCGAGGTGCCTGATTCTGTCCTTCGGGATCTGGAAGGGGGCGTGGATCAGCCGACCGTCCGGGTACGTCTCCCTGTTGGTCGAGTAGGCCGTGATGAAGTCACCGTCGTCCTGGATCTGCTTCGTGACCCGGAACTCGTCG